TCGGGGTCGAGTTGGCCATGCGCTTACGCCTCCATCAAGCGGGAGGCTGCGCGGCCCCCGCTACCAAATCTTGATGCCCCTCGCATCCGCCTCGGCGATCGCCGCCGCGTCGGCTTCGGCGCTGCCCGGTTGCGGGCGCCGCCCGCCCGGTCGCATGTTGCTGCGCGCGCCGGTCGGCTGGGTGCGCTGGCCGGCGACGCGGGCGGCGGCGGCGGCACGCTGACGCGGTGCGGCGCGGCTGGCCCGGGCCTCGGTGTCGCGACCCAAGAGCAGGTGATAGGCTTCCTCGCGCGAAATGATGAACCCGCGCCGGAGTTGGGACTGGCGATAGTCCTCGACCTTCTCACGGTAGGCTTCGCGGGTCGGTGATCGTGCGCACGATGCCTCATACCTTGCCTGGTCGGCCAAATCCTGTTGCTCGAGGCGAAGTTGCTGGAGCGCCCCGCCGATATTCTGCCGCTCCCGATGGACGATCGCCTGGTAGGCCTGAGCCGGGGGCATCAACTCAAGCTGGGCGTAGAACTCCGCTTCCGCGCGCTGCGCCGCCTGCGGGTCCGGCTGCTGCTGCCGCGACGTGGCGCCAGCCTGGAACCCCTGCAACTCGGCGATCTGCCGCTTGACCTCGGCAAGCTCGCGTTCGGCCGCCTGCGCCCTGGCTCGCTGCGCCCGGATCGTCTGCGATCCGCCGCCGCGCCGGGGCTCGGGCGCTACATCATCTTCGGCTTCTTCGCCTTCCGCTTCGCCTTCGTCGCCATCGTCCCCATCGACCCCATCCCCGCCGGTCTCATCGGCATCGGTCGAGGCGTCTTCGCCGGCTTCAATTTCGGCATCTTCCGGGCCAAGGACTTCCTCCTCGACAGGCTCAACGGGATCGGTTGCAGCGCCGCTCGTGCGTGCCATCTTCTCTCCTCGGGGCGCGTTCCCCCGCTCGATAGCCGTTGAGGCCGGCCCTACCCCGGACTGCGATCGCCCGGTCGATGATTGCTCTTTCCGCTACATCGTGTAGCGCGTCAAGAAAAAACCGCAAAATCGTCAGTTGCGCCTCGGCATGGCGATGACGCCGGCCTTGTTGGCGCTGTCAGGGTGCAGCGTTCCCGGCGGGCCTTTTGCGGCATGCGGCAATCCCGGCCTCGCGCCCGGTTGCGGCGCCCCGCCGCCACCCGGAGCAGGCATGCCCGGCGGCATCCCTTGGCTCGCCTGCGCCTTCTGCATCGAGGCCGCGATCTTCATCTGCATCGACTGGACGTGCGCCGCCATGTGCGCAGCAATCGTGCCGAACGGGTCGCCGGTCATCTGCAACGCCTGCGCGTGCGCCTGCATGTGCTGCGGGTCCTGGTCGAGCGGATGGATATGGAGGTGCTGGCCGGTGCCGAGGATCTGGTTCTCGGTCTCGGGGTCGAGCGTCAGCAGCTCGCGCTGGTTGATCAGCACCTGGCTCCCGAGGTAGGCGCCAAAGAGGTTCTGGTTCTGCGCGATGACGAGCGGCGCCGGGTCGAACTCGTAGCCGGCCTTGGCAAGCGCGGCCTGCATCGCCGGCTGCATCATGACGTTCATCCAGGCGGTGCCGCCCTGCTGCATCATCATCGACTGCTTGACCTGCTCGGCGCCGCGCCAGATGAAGGTGTAGCCGTTGCGGTTGGTGAGCGGCGCCACCTGCTCGAGGCGGGCGCGCACCCCCATCTCGCCGAACTGGCGGATCGTGAGGTCGGTGTCGCGGAACTGGTAGTCGTAATCGACGATGAGGCCGAGCATCGGGGTCAGCAACCCCTCGACCGGCACCTTGACCCCTTCCGCCGTCGTCAGGAGGTCGACCGCCTGCTCCTGCGCTACCTGCGCCTGCGTCGGCTTGCCGAGGCGGGTCTGCTGCGGCAGCATCGACGGGTTCACCCCAAGGGATTGAAATATCGCGGCAAGTGCCATCTGAACGCGGGTCTGGGCTCGGGGGGTAAGGTCAGGAAACGTAAGGAGGCTGATCGCATCTTTCCCGCCGTCCCAAATCGCTCCCACGCCAAACACCAATGGACCATTCGACTTTTCGGGATCTCGTAGAACGATAGGCGCCGCCGATAAAGTCGCGGCGTCAGCCCCCTCATTGACCGCATCATTGGCCTCATATTGCAGGCTGTCGACGTAGCTGATGAGCGATTTGCCCTTGAAGACACCGGGCGTCTTTTCGAGCGGCACGCTGAGCAGCGGGCAGCGGTCGTTCCAGTAGGGGTTGCGCTTCGCTCCCAATTGCGCCCGGTTCGGCCCGAAGAAGACGCAGCACAGCCGCATCGCGCCGTCCTCGTCGTACCCGCCCCTGTCGTCGAGCGGAAGGCAGGTCCATACTTCCCAGACCGTGGCTCCGGTGCCCTTCGGGTGGATGCCGACATCCTCGGCCAGATGCTTCTCGATGTCGGTGTTGTCCTTCGACACCTTGTCCATCGAGTCCTTGAGATCTTTCGCCTCGGCCTTCCTGATGCAGCCCTGCTCAAGAAGCGCGTCGATCTTCGCCTTTGTCCAGTGCCGCACGATCGCGAGCCCGCCGCCGACGGCAAAGGCTTCGTCGAGCGAGTCGACATTGGCCGGCCAGACCGCCACGTCGGAATCGTGCAATACCTCGAAGACCGGGCGGCCCTCGCGGATCACGTCGACCGTGACATCCTCGAACTCCTCGCCCGGCGCCTCGACTTCCTCGCCGCCTGGCATCGGCACGCGCGGACCATGTGTTTCACGTGAAACAATCTCGCGCTCAAGCTCGGCCCAGTCGACATAAAGGTTGTAATGCCCCTCGATGTCGCCCATCCGGCAGAGCGGCTTCAACACCTGCGTCTCGAACCGTGCCTCGCGCAGATAGTGTTCGAGGAGGCCGATCAACGATTGCGGCTGCGTCCCGTCGGCCGAGACGACTTCGAGAAAGCGCCCCGATTGCGGGCACATCTGGTTACTAAACCGGGTCTCGCGCGCCTTCACCGCATCGTGGATGATCGGAAAATAGATGTTGGCGATACCGCTATAATACTGCCGGCTGTTCGAGCGGCAGTTGAAGCAGTCCCAATAATCCTCGATGTCGTCGGAGCGGTCGCGCTGGTCCTCGTAGGCCCGGTGGACCTCGCTGAACAGTTTGTCGAGCCGGTCGCGCAGCTTCTTCGCGCCGCGGCCGGCGAGGAGGTCGCGGTCCCGCGTAGCGAGAACATCGGCCTCCTCGCCGTCATCGGAACCGGCAGCCCCCCCGGGCCCACCCGGCTCCGATTCGATGACGAGCGCGGCGTCGGACATCGATCAGTCCCGCAGCGCCGCCAGTTGCCGGCGCAGTTCGGCGATCATCGGCGCGTTGCCGTGGCCGCCCGGCACCTGCGCCGCCAGGTTCGCGATCGCGGTAATCATCGAATCGAGGAGGAGCTTCAAGGGAACCCTCGGCGGCACCGGCGGCGGCGCTTCCGGCCGGATTTCCGCTGGGGCCTTCTCGTCGGCGGTGTGGTCGTGGTCGGAGTGCGACCGGCTCATCGTCAGCCCTCCTTCAAGAAGGTGAAGATATCGCGCGCCGCCCGGATCACTTCCTGATAATCGCCGCGACCGCTGTTGATCTGGATTGCCGCGTGCAAGGCAGTGTTGCGCAATTCGCGCAAACCCCATTCCTCCGGCACATCCGGCATGGCATTCTCAGTCCCGTCAATTTCGCCCATCGTTACCTCCGTTGCGGCATCGCGCTCGCATAACGAGCGCCGGTGCGCTCATCTACGCGCATCATCTGGTCTCTGTCATCATTTTCGTCGACGAGGCGCGGGCGCCTGACGAGCGCGGCGAAGGCTTCAAGGCCCTCCATCAGCACCCGGTAGGGTCCCGCTTCCGCCTCATCCTGCAACCGGCCGCGCACCATCGGCCGCGCGTAGCCGCCGGCGAAGGCGCGCAGCGTCCAGCGCGCCGCGGCGGCGACTTCGAGGGCGGGACCGCCATGGACGCTGCGCGACAGCGCATCCCTGATCTGGAGGCTGCCCGCGACCTCCTCGCCGCCGACCCTGACCTCGGCCGGCAGGTGGCGGATCGCCTGCACCAGCCCGACATTGGTGTAGCGGTCGCTGTGCTTCGGCGCGACGACCCAGCCGGGATGCTCGGCGCGCAGCAGCAGCCGGTCGGGCGCGACCTGGCGCAGCGCCGCCTCCCATTCGCGGCCGGCGCCGACCGGGCGGTAGCGGGCGGTGTCGGCGGCGAGGATCGCCGCCGTCGCGATATCGGCGACCCGCTCCGAGGGAGGCCCCTCGAACACCCAGTCGGCCAAGACCCGCAGCACCCCTTCCTCGTGGCTGACGAGCGCCGCCGCCGTCATCGCCCCGGTCGCGTTGGCCGCCAGCACCAGTCTGTGGCCGGGCGCGACCAGCACCTCCTCGGCGATATGCTCCTCGGTGAACCCGTCATAAACGAGCTGGCCGGGCTTTGTCGTCTGCGCGTAGGCCAGCGCGTTCGCCGTGTCGCGGATGCCGTGCGGAAACGAGAGCAGCTGGTCTTCGAGAGCCTTTTGCGGCTGGGCGAAGATGACCTCGTGGTTGGCGAACAGGGGTTGCAGCCCCTCGATAAAGCGGGTCTGCCCGCCGCCCCTGGTGCCGCTGATCGCCGCCACCCCCTTCACTGGGATCGTCACACCGCGGCGCACCTGTTCCTGGCGGATCGGCTGCAGAAGCCATTGCACGAGCCCGTCGGTCTCGGCGAAGACCCAGACCGGATCGAAGCGCTCGGCGATGTCGAAGATGAGGGCCACCACAGCGTCGGGGGCGATGAACTCGGAACCCGATGCCCAGACGACGAGGCGCTTCCCGACCCAGGACCAGACCGCCCAGCCGGTCGAGGCGGCCTTGCCGTGCGTCGTCCGCGCCGGATCGACAAAGGCGTAGACCGCCTCCCAGGTCCGCGTCCGCGGCTCGACCTTGAACATCGTCCGGTCGAAGCGGCGGTCGGCCTGGCTGACGGCCTCGCACATGAACTCCTGCATATAAATATCCATGTCGCCGCGGTAGGTCTCGCGCAGCGCGTCGATCTTCGGCAAGGGCCGGTAGGCGGGCCACGTCGCCTGCCGCTCGCCCCTCTCGTCCCGGTACTCGATCGGGAACTTGACGACCGGGACGCCGGCCGCCTCCAGCCGCTCGGGCAGGCTGTTCTTGCCGCGGCGGGTGCCGCTGAAGCGCCCCCACGTCGTCAGCGCATCGTCGAGCGAGGGGAAGAACGTCTGCATCAGCCAGCGCCAGGTGCTCTCGCGCTCGACATCGGTGCGGACCTCCTCGGGGTCTTCGATGTCGTCGATCCAGAACGCATCCGGCCGCCACGAGAGAAACTTCATCCCGGTGATCGACTGGTCGCGCCCCAGGGCCTGGATGCAAATCCCGCTCGCCAGAACGATCTTGCCGTCCTGCCAGGTCTCGCCGCGCAGCGGGCCGAACAGCCCGCCCTCGGCCGCCGGCTGCGAAAAATAGGGGTTGATCTCGATCTCGTTCCTGATCGCGGCGACCCGCTGCATCGCCAGCGGCAGCGAAGCGGAAACGATCACGAGATTGTGATACTCGCGGAACACCGCCTTCAAGATCATGGTTTCTTCGAGGTAGGTCGTCTTGCCGAAGCGGCGGAACCCCTCGACCGAGAGGCGGGCGACCGGGCGGTTGATCGCCTCGACCAGATCGCGATGCGCCGGGGCCGAGGCGTCGGGATGGCGATTGAGGAACAGGTGGCGGTGAGCAAACCAGCGATCGGCGTAAAGCTCGCGTAAGAGCCGCAGCCCTGCGTCGTCGCTCATCCGCGCTCGCGGAAAATCAGGTTCATCGCCGCAGCTTCGCCACCAGATCGTTGATCCAGGCCAGCGTCGAGGGGTCAAGGGCGATGCGGGCAATCGCGGCTTCCGTGCCGCAGGCGCCGATGATCCAGGGCGCCGCCAGGCCCGCGACCGGGGCCAAGGTCATCGCCACCGAGCAGGCGCCGGCAATCCGCGCCTGGTAGAGCGTCGCTTCCTCGAGCTGCGCCGGAGTGCAGGCTGCAAGCGCGAGGAGGCCGGCGAGGGCGAGGGCGCGGTTCATCGGTAGGGTACTCCATAGGTAAACAGCGGACCGGATATGGCGAAGACCAACAGCAGCAAGAGAATCGTGAGAAAAACAGCAGCAAAATATCGGAAAAAACTCATCTCACCGAATCGGCGCGCCGAAGACGCCCCAGCCAAGAAGCCCAATCAGGATATAAACAACGAGCCAGGGTGCACGGTCCGCTGTAAATGGCCACCACCAATAGCCGGTGAAAAGAATCGAGATGACGTAGATGATCCAGAACCAAATACCCGCGGTCATGCTACGCCCTCGAACTTGGCGAGCCAGGCCGAGAGAAAGGCGACCGGCACCGTCAGCACCGTCGTCAGCGCCGCCGCCACCGTCGCGTCCGCCCCAGGCCACCATTTCGCGATGATGAGGGTCGCCAGCGCCCCGGCCACCCCGCTCCCGGCTCCCGCCGCCATCGCCTTGTTCGGCATGCCATCCCTCCCTGGGCGTCCCGGCCCGGCCACCCGAGGGCCGGCGGCCAGGAGATAAACCGCCCGCTCGTCGACGGGCCGGGACAGCCCCTCTCTACCGCCACTTCAACCAGGACGCAATGCAGAAACGCAAAACGGCCCGGCGATGCTGAGGCGCCGGGCCGCTGGTTGCACGAGGCAACGAGGGAGTTGACAACCGGGGAGGGTTGTCGCAGCATCTCCGTCGTCGGCGTTGGGGCGCCTCGGGAGACGCTGGGGAACGGATGTCACATACAAACTCCACACCGGGTCGTCAAGTGCCGTCGAGCGGCATCCCGTTCGACCATTTGAATTTGGCCGAGATCGCGGAGTCGAAACGGCTAGGGCGGAAGCTGCGCGAGCAGCCGGCGAAGTGGACGGCGGAGGACCGGCGACGCCGCAACATGCTGCTCGCGAAACGGCATCCGCCGCTCTACGAGTCCAATGAGGGCGTGGCATGACCGGATGGTTCCGCTTCGTCCTCGCGCTCGAGGCCGGGACGGTCGCGCTGATGGTGTGGCTGCCGTGAGCCGTTACGCCGCCTGACGAGACAACTCGGCTTCCAGGTTCTTCGCGCTGCCCTTCCAGCACAGCCTGGGACTGACCCTGTACCAGCCGCGCCGGTTCGCCATCCGCTCGATAAAGCCGCACTCGACCAGCGCCTTCGACGCCTTCGCCAGGGCGCTCTGGTCGATCTCCAATTCCAGCGCCAAATCCTTCTGGCTGATGTCGACCCGGTTCTCGAAGTCCATGTGCTCGAGCATGGCCACAAGGGTGCGTACCGCCTGCATCCCGAGCGAGCGGTCAGCGAGGCGCTGCGCCAGCTCGGCAACCCCCCTCTGAGACAGCATCATGAAATGCTCTCCGTATGGGCTCTTCGCCCGCTTCCGGTGCTCGACAAAAACGCGAACGTCGGGCGTTGTCATATAATCCCTCCAAACCGGCATCGCCATACCGAACTACTGGTACCCATACACCAATTGCCGCTCCACCGGTACAAAAAACCTCCCCGGAGAGCCGCAGAAACGCTGATGTTGTAGTCTGTATCTCTATCTAGAGGGGCGTGAACGCGCCGAGCGAACTGCACGCCCGCACCCCGGAGCGGCCCTCCGCGGAGGCCTACAAGCGAGGGCCCTTGCCCGTAGCGCAGGCTCTCGTGTAGCCCGGCCAAAAACCCAAAAACCACCGCGAGTTCCGAGAGGGGATGTAAATTTCCCGCCCCCCGACCCGGGCTCCCGACGCTTCCCCGAACGGGTCCGCTGACGCTAATTCCGGGCCGCTCGCAGCCCCTCGACGGCAAGGATTTGAACGAGTTAGTCCGGGTTAGTCCGGTGGCACGGACAGAAATTCCACCCCCTCCCCGATGGTAGATGCTGTGCGGTATCGGGCGGCTGGGGAGGTGGCGGTGGGCCGCACGACCAGGCCCATGGCGACGTTTAAACGGCGTCGGGAGGGAGTTTTGCTCTAGCGATGATATTCCGCATTGACATAGCGCAGTGGGTATGGGAGAAGGGGTGACGGCAGGCGATTGGCGCCGCTGGGGAATGGCTATGGAGCCTTGGAATGAACCGCATACAGGATTGGAACTGGAACCGCTGGCGCGTGCTGCCGCACCGGAGCGTGCTCGATTGCTCGCTCTACGCGGCGAGCGGCGTTTTGCTGCGACCGGATTACGAGCACGTCGACTGCGGGATGCCGCTGTCGGTAAACGACATCGAAGCTAATTGGTGTCCGCATTGCGTCAAGACGCTCAACAGGGCGGCAGACAAGCGGGCTCGCGCCGCGCGGGAGGGCTGAGCGATGGCCATCGAAGCAAGGACCGTTGTCAGCGTCAGCTACAGTTCCAGCCGGAAAGGCTGGCGCAAGCCATCTTGGCGAGTGCGCACTTTCCGCCAGCCGGCGGATTGGAACGCGATGGGGATAACTCTTGATGAGCAATGGTTCAGGGCGCGCGGCCCGGCGCTAAAGCATGCGCAGGCGATGGCCGCTGCCTACGCCGCGGAAATCCAGGGCGGGGAGGGCTGAGCGATGGTGCGCACCGCGCAATCCTGGCTCGACGACAAGGGCGCGCCGCATTGCCCCGAGCATGGCGAAATGACGATTTCCTGAAGGAGAGAGACGATGACAACGAGCCTCTATTCGACCAAATCGAGCTACCCGAGGCCGAACGCCCAGCAGAACCTTGCCGGCCGGACGCACTATGTCGACGACGACACCTTGCGCTATCACAAGTCCCGCATTCTCTCGGCGCGATCGACCTACGACGGGCTTCTGTTCGCAATCGTCGAAAGCGTGGCGCTCGATTACCAGAACAAGAAGCGTGGTTGCCGATATGTCGTCTTCGACGTGTTCGGGAATGTCGTGTCGCGCGTCTCGCTTGAGGAGTGCTGGCGGACCAGCGCCCAGGCCACTAAGGCAATGTGGCGTTTCATCAACGACTGCGACCCGAGAGCGATCACGCTGGCCGCCATCGAGAATGCCGAGAAATGGCACGCCCGCGACATGGACGAGTTGCGCGGCAAGCTGGCGGCGCTTGAGCCCAAGGCAGCATGAGGGAGAGAGACGATGTTTAGGGAATATCGGGTTGGGCTGCATAACCATCGAACCGACACCTACCTCACCGTCAAGGTTGTCGAGCAGAGCGAAAGCGCGGCGCGGCATGCGGCAGGACCGGCGGCCGTCGCAGCTGCCGGCGGGCTGCCCCGCGAGTGGAGCATCCAGTGGGTTGAGGCCACGGGGCGAAGCGGCAAACCCGAACAAAGCCACTTCGCTTGACCGAAGCCGAGCACGGCGAAATGACGATTTCCTGAAGGGAGAGAGACCATGAGCACAAGCAGCAAACGGATACGGTGTTTTTGTGGCGCGGTTCGTGTGGCCCTGCGCTGCGACTGTGTAGGCGCTTGCTCCTGCGGAATGACGCGATGCGAACGCTGCGTCAGAACCGCTTACGTACCGGGCGAGCGCTTCCGCCTCTTGAGCCAGCAGACGGTATTCGAGGCTCTGCGATCGTACCGCAATATCGCAGGCATCGACTGCGTTCTCGGTCGGACGCTGGACGGCAAGTTTGAGACCGCCGCGCGGATCGTCGATGTGGTGCGGCTGTGAAGGCTAAACGCGAGAGCGGCGGATTTGTCGAGATTACGTTGCGCGCGGATGTGTACGAACATCTGCGCGAGACGTTGCGCCGCTACGCGAACGGCCAGGAACGGTGGGACGATTTCGTCTGGATCGCGAGGTTTCTAGCCGATCTTGACCGGAAGGATGCTGAGGATTTGGGCGTCAACTGAAATCATATACCCCCTTTGAAGGAGGAGAGACGATGCTGAACAAGAATGATGCGATGCTGCGAGACGGTGGCTGACCGGAACAGCCTTTCCGAGCTTTTAGAGTTGGTATGATGCAGCACAGGCGGGCGCTACGGCGCCCGCTCATGGTGCACCATCGCACCGCATGGGGAGTTTGACATGACGGAGAGACCTGTACTCGTGACGACCGCGCATCGCGGCGTCTTCTTCGGCTACGCCGAGGACACGGACGGTGACACGATCAAACTGAAGCGCGCCCGCAATTGCATCTATTGGCCGCCGGCCACGCGCGGCTTTCTTGGCCTCGCGAGCGACGGCCCGGCCAAGGGTGCGCGGGTCGGCCCGGCCGCCGACATCGAATTGCGCAACATCACCTGCGTTGCAGAAGTCAGCGAAGCGGCCGTGGCGGTATGGGAAGCGGCACCATGGGACAAATAATCCGCGGCACACCCACGCCCGGCTCCGGCTACGGCTCCGGCGACGGCGACGGCGACGGCTACGGCTCCGGCGACGGCTACGACGACGGCTACGGCGACGGCTAC